GTTGCTGAATGTGGGTCGATCATCCGAAGGTATCAAACCCATTTGATATATTGCGTGACCGCAGCTGAGCGTCCGTTAAGCGCACATTAGTCGTAGCCGCCGCTTTGTCTCGATCCGTTCTGATCTTCTCTGAGTCAATGGCTATCTTGGTTTGCAACTGGTCATTGCTCATTTGGTACTTGTTCTTTAGCTGGGCTAGCTGGATGCGCTCTTCAAGCTCTAGCTTTCTGCTCTCGAGCATTAGCTTGGCCTCTTCGATTTGGCCTCTCATCATCATTTCAGCTTGATCTTGCTCTATGCCGGCCTTGGCTTTCTGAGCATCTAGCTGCAACTTCTGAGACTTCAGCTGCAACTCTACTTGCGCGAGTTCTGCCTTCATCTGATCAGAGCCGCCACCAGACTGCATCTGCATTTGCTGCATTTGCATCATCTGCTCCTGCATTGCCTGCTGCTCTTCTTCCATCTCCGCGATCTCTTGGTCATCCAAGGTGATCTGGTCATATGGCAGTTCAAGCGACTTGGCGATCTCTCTATCCAGTTCAGCCCAATCTCTGCGCTTGGCAAATTCGGGTACTGACATAGATAGGTTGGAGTAAATCATCAGGTTTTCTTGTTGCTTCTCGCGAACCAGCAATGCGCCGGATCCTCTGGCCTCAATACTGAAGTCGCCTTTCACATCAGGGCGCTCGCTAAACTGCATATTCCAATCGTAGAAGCGAGTAATCAGTGGCCGGGTAATGTCATCGTCCCAATTCTTAACCGCCTTACGCAGTACGATATTGGAGCTGTTCATCAGCATCGCCATACCAGAGCTAGTCTTGGTGGTGTGCTGGCCCATCTCACCTTGCGCGATCAGTGGCAAATTGGTTTCTTCGTCAGCAAGCTGCCTTGCCATGCTGAATATGTTTGCCAATTCCACTTGATGGCTGGGCGTTGCAAACGAAGCAAACGCTTCTTGCACTGATCTCGTCTTGTCTTTGAGATACCAAATCTTTTTGGGCGTCATGTTCCAAGACCCGTCAGCCGGGTACAGAAGCTCTTTGTTGACGACTAACTGGTCGGCTACGGATAGCCCCGCGTTGTCCATCATCATTCGCCAGGAAGCGTTTATGACCTTCTGAGCGCTACGCATGAGGCATGGCACACCAAAGCCAAAGATAGATGACTCGTCTTTCTCCCAGTTAAACACTGAGAATGGCCGCTCATCCGAATCCATCGGGTTTAACGCAACCTTAATCACGCGATTACCCGAAAAGAAAACGGTGGCCTCTACCTCATCGTCTAACTCGTCGATCTCTTCGTCTTCGTAGCTTTCTCCGTCGTCAGACATCCGCATGGCGTCAATAAGCTCTGACTTGGAGATAGGGCCGTGGTATTCAAATACCTCGTATTTATTCCCCTCGCCTACCGTATTAATCCCAGTAATGTTACGGATGTCGTCAGTAAAGTCTTTGGCGATGTGGCTGCTCTGCGCGCCTTCCTTCACGATCTCGCGCAACTGGCTGACCAATACACCCGGCAACCGCGCCATATCGCGCAACTGCTTTTTCGATAGTCTTCGGCGCTCAAAAACAAACTCTGCTTCACTGATCGTTTTGGCAGACATATCTGGGTAAAAATCCCAAGGATCTATGCGCTCTACCGTTGGCTCAAGAGCCTCAACTACCTGCATCACTGACATGCCGTCAGGCATAATGTCCCAGCGCTTCTTAGTCCGGCCAATAATCACTGGGCCTTTCAGTATCGCAGTCCCTAATTGACACGCATCGTGGATGATGTCCCGCGCTTTAATGTGATATCGCGACTCAAGTAGCTGGTCATCGATCACGTCCTGCATCGCAATTGCCGCATCATTGGCCTTGCTGTTGATCTGCCGAGCCATCTCCACTGTGTTGGCGTCTTCTTCGTTTTCCGGCTGCTGCTGGCTTATAAAGTCTAGCTCTGGAACCGGAGTGGCGTAGATGCCAAAGTTTCTGTCATCAGTCGGGAACAGCATGTCCTGTAGGCGCGCTTCTGCGGCGTTTGTTTTGTTCCGTGTGATATTGACAAAGATTTCCGAGCCTTTCGCTCTAGCGAGCCTTGTGACCTCCTCAGAGGCGTATTCGCCGTGGTACTGACGGATATCATCCAGCCAACGCTGTTCAATCTGACTGCGCTTGGCTACCTGCTCTGAGACTAGGCGATTTAGACGCGAAGCAAAAATATGCAGGCGCTCAGCTACCTCAAGCTCATGCTCTTCCGCTTCACGCGGATCGATGGCTTCGCCGACGTACCCTTCCATCTCTTCTTCGTGCATTAAAACCCCTCAGTATCCGGCAACCTTGTCCACTACCGAAGGCCGCTCTACTATTTCAAATTCTTGACGCGACAACGGTTCTGCAAAAGTCAGCGCCAAGGCATCAGCGCAGTCGGTTGATCGATACCCGCGCTTCTTAATATCGTCTTTGCTTTCGAGCTTGCGCCGAGAGTTTGAGTCGTATTTGTAAGTCGGAGCGCATAGATCGGTATGCAGATCATCCCGGTCTGGGATCATTACTGGCGCATCACCGTCTAGCCAATCTCGCATCAACCACCACATTTCTGCCCGGCGATTGATATAAAGCTGTGGATCTAAAGCCGAACTGCCAAAATTGATTGAGGCAACAACGTCTTCGTGCCCAAGCTCCAGCAACCGATCTACCACTCCAGCACCCAAGCCGCCAACATCAATGGCAACCTGATCTGGCTTTTCGTTCTTAATCATGGTGTGAACAATGCCTGCGACTTCCATCGTGGACTTGTTCTCAAATGTCTCTAGGTAGTAAGCAGATCGGCCTTTGCGCCTGACAATCGCCGTGCGGTCATCACCGAACCTAGCCGGGTCAACGCCGATAATCAGCGGCCCTACTGCCAACTCCTTGTGCTTCCTAGCCTGTACTACTAGCTCTGGCTTAATCAGACTGCTACCGCCTGTTACCTGGAAGGCTTCTTGGGCGGTCATTGGATACTCTTGCCGGAAAGCAAAAACACCATCAATGCCATCGGCAGATAGCTCTGCAATTTTTGAGCGCCTAAATGCCAACTGCTCTAGGTCAACGCCATACAGCGCTATCAGCGCGTCCTCTTCCTCTGTTGTCGAGAAACCTTCAGCGGGCTTGCGGTATTCGTCCTGCCAATACCACGGCACAAATATGGCTTGGAATGGGCTTAGCCCAGCTTCTGCCTGTTGCCACTGCTGATAGAAGTAGTTACCCACTCCATTGGCTGTGGACTCTAAAATGATTTCTGTGTCTTGCTCGTCTGGCACAGCCTGCAATATGCCCTTGGCGTGTTCTGCGGCATTAGGCCAATACGCTACCTCGGAGCCGTGGAAGTACTGGATCGTTGTTCCACGACCAACACTTTTGTTTCCGGCTGTCCCTACTTTGTAACCGCTGTCTAGCTTGCTGAATATCAACTCTCGGGCATTGCTCGCGCCGGTAGTAGGCTTCACAAAGTCTGGTGCGCCTTGGTGGTATCTCTCTACCATCTCAAACAGCGCCGAGGTTGAATCAGCCTCATGCGTCAGTATGAAAGCCCTCACGCCATTTCTGTGCGTGGTCTTCCAGTAATACCGGCCCTCAACGTAAGTCGATACGCCCTGTTGGCGGCCCTTAAGGATGATCGCCCTGACCTGCCCGCTCTGGCGCTTCTGCTCCTCAATACAGTCGTTGATGTAACGCTGAGCCTTATTGAGCAAAAGGTTTTTGATCTCACCGCTTTTTGACCGGACTGTGAGGACGTTTCGAGCATAAAACTCAAAGTCGTTTTTTAACTTCAGTCGGGTTAGTTCAAGCTCTCCAGCCATTCTTCTTGCGATATCTCCTTTACTGACGCCTTGATTTCGGTCGATGACAATCGAGCGTGAACGTAAGGCGCTGCGGCTTTCGCGGCATCTATCCGATACCGAATCTCTTCGGCTTCGTTTTGGTAGATCGAGGCGAGGTATTCAAGCGGGGATGTCCCGCCGTCCGCGGTTACGCGCTCGATCTGTGCTTTAGATGATTTATTAAAACTACCCTTCGGACGGCCCCTACCCCTTTTGGCAGGCTCTGACACGTCATATTCGCCATCGTCATCGTAGCGATCATCATCATCGTAATTGTCAGACATATCCCAAGTCCGCACCTAAACCTTGGGGCATATTGGGTCGCATTGGCATTGCTGGCTGTCTGGGCGTAGCGCGCTTCAACAAGCCTTTTACTGGGGTCGCTGGCACATTCATCGTCCGCTGTGCCTTCTGGGTCAGCGCTGCCGGTAACATCTGCTGGCCGGCCATTGCGGCACCCTGAGAGGCACCCATCGGGGCACCCGGCGCTGTCATCGAATATGGCATCGCACCCCCGTATGTAGCGTTGTAATTACTCACGAAGACCCCCTTCAATTAATCTGTCTAATTTGTCGCTAATGGCTCTTAGATCCTCACGCATCTCTTGCCGCAAAGTCTCTCGATCTGCCCTTTCTTGCTGTAATCGCTGGTGGTGCTCGACTGTCAGAGTGGCTACATCACGCTCCACTACGTTGATTGCAACTGCATTCAGAGCAACCCCCTCAGAGACTGCTGTAAATGCAATCACCCCAGAAAACACTAATCCTGCGGTCATCACGATATCGCCCCAACTAATCGA